CCTGCTCCCGCTCCTGCCGCAGAGGCCGCTCCTGCTCCCGCTCCTGCCGCAGAGGCTGCTCCTGCTCCCGCTCCTGCCGCAGGAGCACAGTCAAAGCCTGGCATGCTTCAGCGCATTTCTGGGGCGGCCAAGCAAGCGATTGGGAAGTTGCGAGAGTCCATCCCCCGCCCGACTTCCATGGGCGGAGAGGTGGCGCCTGCTGCGCCTGCAGCGGAAGCTGCCCCCCAAGAGCGGACTTCCGAACCAGAAGCGCTGCCGATTCCTACTCCTGAGATGGAAGACCGGTGGCGTAAGGAGGCTGAAGCCCTGCAGCGCAGAAGGGCGGATGAAACGAAGCCAGCTGTTACTGCTGCGGCCCCTGAGGAAGCTGCGGAGACCGCTTCCACGCCTGCTTCCACCCCTCCCCCCGCAGAAGCTGCCCCCACTCCCGAAACAGCTCCTGAGATCCAGAATTTGGTGGGTGAGTACACCGATATTGTCCAGCGGATTCAAGGGCAGAGTGGAGGGGGATTCAACCCAACAGATCCAAAGGACTTGGATCGTCTGTATAGGCTTTCCCGAGATATCGAAGCACATCCTTCTGTGTCAGAGGAAGACAAGGTACTTTGGCGTCAGCACGCTGAGGAACTGCAGCGCAGAAGGGCTGCTGCAACAAAGACCGAAGCAACACCTGAAGAAATCGCACCTGCTGCAAGCAGTGAGGCCCCGCAGCCCAAGGCTGAGCAGCCAGAAGCTCCCGCAGAGCCAGAAAGGGAAGAAGAACCCCCACCGATCCCTCCGCACATGGAAGAGGCGGAAGACAACGCCTACGTTGCGATGCAGGCAGGAGACATTGCCGAGGCTGTCGGGCATGTGCAGGACATGTACTCGGACGCTATCGAATCGGGAGACCCCGAGCAGATTGCGACTGCCATGGTTGTTGCGCACTCTCTTACCAAGTATGCGCAAGACGACGTCCATAAAGAGCAGCTGTCAAACATCATCCAAGACTTGGAGAATGCTTACGGTTCCGCCCAAGATGCTGAACCAGAAGAGAAGATCGGTGCCGCCCATTCGAAGTTCGAAGACGCCGTACAGTCAGGCGATCCTGCTGCCATCTCAGAGGCGGTGTCCGAGCTCAAGGAGCAGCTGCACGCCCAAGTGATGGAGCATCCTGATCTTGCCAATACCAAGGAAGTCCAGAGCCTCCATCGCATCATCAGCAAGACCGAGGAGCACTTGAGGGGTGCAAAGCAGGCAGAACCTGAAGCGGAGCCTGCAGCAGCTCCTGCAGCAGCTCCTGAAGCGGCGCCTGCAGCAGCACCAGAGGCTGCTCGAATGGAAGGCCTCGGTGCGCCACCTGAAAGCGTTGCCAAGCAGAAAGGCCTGGCCCCGAAGCTGTGGGAAGGCGCGAGCAAGAAGCTCGACGAAGGCCAAGCATACTCCAAAGTGGTTGCAGACATCCGCGGCGCAGTCGATCGCGGCGCTTTGAACAAGGTGGTTGGCGAGCAGATGCTCCAATCCATCAAGAGCCGCATGGATGGGCTCAAGCGGGCAAAGGCCAAAGAAACCAAGAAGCAAGCCCCTGCAGCACCTGCCCCTGAGCCTGCTGCTCCTGAGGAAGCTGCACCTGCAGCACCTGCCCCTGAGCCTGCTGCTCCTGAGGAAGCTGCACCTTCGGCACCCGCCCCTGAGCCTGCTGCTCCTGAGGAAGCTGCACCTTCGGCACCCGCCCCCGAGCCCGCTGCTCCTGAGGAAGCCGCACCTGCAGCACCTGCTGCAACTTCCGACTTGGGAGGAGAGCATCAGCGTATCATCGGACACCTCAAGGTGCCGAAGAACGAGCACAAGCTGGTGCGCTCGGCCAAGGAGCTCCGGACGGCCATGGATGCCAAGCTGGACTCCATGGACGAAGACCATCCGGCCCGGTTGGTGCTTGAAAGCCTTGAGCTCCCGGATGAGGGAGACGAGTGGTATCAGGGCAATCAGCAGGACCTGGCCGACATGGTCCAGAGCGCTCACGATGACGAGGACATCGAGGACTTCCTGTCCAACGAGGGCCTCGACAAGGACAGCAAGCCTGAGGACAAGGACGAGGTTTCCGGTTGGAAGGAAGACCGCAAGGCAGCCATCAAGGCCCGCAAGGCCCAGTGGAAGTCCGCGGAGGATGATGTCGCCGCAATCCTGAAGGAGCTCGTTCCGTCCGAGACCCAGCGCGAAGCAATGCTGGGTCGTGGTTGGGATATTGGCAAGCCCGAAGAGGGGGAGGAGGAGCCGGAAGCACCTCCAGTGGCACCTGCCGCTCCGGCACCTTCCGCACCCGCAGAAGAGCCGGCAGCACCTGCACCTTCCGCACCCGCAAAAGAGCCAGCAGCACCAGCACCTGAGGCTGTGCAGAAGCGCGGCCGCGGTCGCCCAGCTGGCGCCAAGAACAAGGCGACGCTCGAGCGTGAACGCCTGGCGGCGGAGGAGGCGGCCAAGCCCAAGGAAGCGCCTGTGGAAGAGTCGGGAGCTGCTCCCGCCCCCGCTGCCAAGGCCCCTGCTCCTGCTCCTGCTCCTGCTGCCGAAGCAGGAGAGGCGGAAGCAGCGCCCCCTGATGTGGCGTCCAAAGAGAAGGAAGCTGAGCGTCCGCGCAGGCGGATTGTCACGGCCCCTTCGAGCTTTGCGCAGTTCAGCGTCGAAAAGCTTGCCGGTGGCTCGTTCGATGTACTCGAAGAGCTGCGCAAGAAGACAATCCAATCCTTGGCAGAGAAGTACCCAGGGGCGGACAAGTCGCAGTACTCTGAAGAAGACAGGAGCAAACTCGCAAACGTCTTGGAGGCGTATGCGAGCCATGTCGACAACGACAAGATCTCCGACAAGCAGAAGTCCATCTTGCGTGCCCAAGCAAATGCGCTGCGGGCAGCCCCTTCAGTGGATCCTTGGAAGGACCTGTCTGGCAAACTGGAGCAGGCAACCAGCGAGTTCCAGAAGGACCGCAGCAAAGAAGCGCACGAAAAAGTCAGTCGTTTGTTGGAAAAGCGCAATGCGTTGGAGGCGGAATACCGAGACCGCAAGGAGAAGCTGCCAGATGGGACGGATCCCCGATCAGAAGACGAGGTCCGTGCCGCCAATCTCCAGCACATCCTTCGTGATCCTGAGATTGCGCCCAAGCGCGCTGCTACGGTGACCGAGGCGCTCAAGCAACTGGGCCAGAAGCCAGAGCCGATGCCGCAGGCTGCCGAAGAGGCTGCACCCCCCGCTGCCGCTGCTGCTACCGCTTCGGAAGCGCCCGCAACCGGAGCACCATCCAAGGCACTGCAAGATGCTGAGGATTTGGACAAGGAGATGCCTGAGATCGTCAAGAGGACGGGTCAGCGGTTGTCTCAGCAGACAGACAAGGATCTCCTTGAGCGGGTAATCCGCACCTACAGTGACGCCCTCAAAGAAGGCGACAAGCTGTCGGACGACTTGAAGATGCGGTACGACTTGGTGGTATCCACTGCCCGCTCGCGGCTGGCAGCGTTGAACCAACAGGAGGGGTCCCCGAATCCGCCAGCATCTGAGGTGTCTGGAAAGTCTTCCGCCAAGACTGCGGTTGAAAGCAAGATCAAGAAGGCCCTTGACGAGGAGGACGACATGGAACTGGACGACGGAGAGGACCTGTTGATCAAGGCGGAGGACGACACGTTCATCCCACCCGAATCCGTTGCTTCCGCAGCCCGCCGTGGTTTGGAGCTCCGTGACAAGCAGCCCGACAGCAACAAGGGCGGGACAGCAGTGGGTATCGCTCGTGCCAAGCAGTTGGCCAACCGACAGCCAGTTTCGTATTCGACCATCAAGCGGATGTCGAGCTTCTTTGCCCGGCACGAGGTTGACAAGCAGGGCGAGGGCTGGGGCAAAGATTCCAAGGGGTTCCAAGCATGGCTGCTGTGGGGAGGCGATCCCGGAAGGGCCTTTGCCGACTCCGTCATCCGCCGCATGGAGCGCAAGATGGACAAGGGCATCGACTCGGACGAGTACGTCGAAGAGGCCCCACCTGCCATCCACAAGGCAGAGGATGGTCCTTCCATCCCCAAGAAGTATGTGTCTGGTTTGAGCGGGGAGAAGGCAGCAGAGCGCAAGGAAGAGATCCGCCGTCGCGCAGGAGACCCCAAGCCAGACTACAAGCCGCTGCCGGGAGACGAGGCCAAGACCAAGCCTTCCAAGTACACCCGCACCAGCCTCGCAGAGGAAGTCCGCGAAGAGGTCGATGGACCTGGCGATGACGAGTTCGTGCGTGCTGCGGCCAAGGTGAGCGGTGTCCCCGCTCGCATCATCCGCGAAGTCATGCGGCGCGGCGCAGAGGCGTGGGAGACTGGACACCGCCCGGGCGCTTCACAGGCCGCTTGGTCGCGTGCTCGCGTCTACAGCTTCCTGACGGGCGGCAAGACTCGCAAGACTGCCGATGCCGACTTGGCGCGGGAGATCAAGAAGTCGCTCGATGACCTCGATCTCATTTACGCTGGCGACGAGGAAGGGGAGGCCCTTCCCCCGCATCTCTGGTAGACTACATCCAAGCAGTGCAATACTGGAGGCGGATATGCCGTTCGAGTCTGAGAAGCAGCGCAAGTACATGTGGGTCCACCATCCTGAGATTGCAGAGAAGTGGACGCAGGAAGCCAAGCAGCAAGGTGTCCCCGCAGTGAAGAAGGGAGATACCGATGGCTTCGATGAGCGGCTGCAGGAGATCCGTACGCAGCATGTCCCGTACCAGGAGCTAGACAGCCTGGAAAAGGACTGAGGAACATGAAGATCACCCTCGCACTGAGTGCAGAGGACCAGCGCCTTGATGACAAGGACTTGCTGGTAAAAGCCCTGCAGGGCACCACGGACGCCATCCGCAAGGCCCGTCCATCGCTCAACGCCAAGATGTCCCTCCCCGCAGAGGGTGGAGAAGTGCGGGCGATTGAAGACTTGGCTGAGCGTCTGGGCGCTGTCTATAGTGCTCGTATGCAGAGAATGCTCAATGATGTTGCAGAGGTACTTGAAACTCCTCGTCGCAAGGGCTGATCACGATCATGAACCGCAAGGACCAAATCAAGCGGATCGTCAGGGATCACCATGACGCCTTCCTCGTCGAGGTGTTTGGACCTGACGGTTGTGGCTTGCCAGCGGAACGGATTGCCGATCTCAAGGACAGGGGCTTGGTGGATGAGGCGGCGATTGCCGCACATGCCAGTGCAGTGCCCCCAGGCGCAAAGGTAGATCCGTTTCTGTTCGTTCGCGGGATCGGCAAGTACCTCAATGCCAATCCCGAAGAGTATGCCGATCTCAAGGGGCTGCCCGACACCCAATGGGCAGACAAGGTGGATGCTCTCTTGCGCAAGCTGCGTGAGCAGGACATCAAGGTGCCTGGCATGCACCACGTGGACGATGCAGTCCATATGGACGAAGACGGCAGGCCGGAGATCTCGCCGGGCATCCCTGTGCCAAAAGACAAGCCAGTGCCCCAAGACTATGACGAGAGCATACAGCCCGAAGAGGGGCTTGTGCCTGTGCGTGCTTCGTTCAAGGGTGCAAGCCCGATGGACCGTGCGGCATATCGTCAAGCTCTGACACGGGCGGGTGAGTTCTGCCGTGGCTTGGGCAATGTGTGGCAGGAATCCTTGGGTATCGTGGCGACTGAGAAGTGGAACGGCGAGGAGATCGAGCAGTCCCCCGACGAGGCTGCCCGCACTGAAACCGTGAAACGGATCAGGGAGACCGTAGCAGATGCTTGGCGCAAGAAGCAGGACGCCTCCACGCTGGCATCCCGCTTGTCCCAAGCCACAGGGGACTACACACGCAACTGGTTGCGGATTGCTCGGACGGAGCTGCAGGCAGCCTACAATGACGGCGTGGCAATTGATGCTGTGCAGATCAACGGCAAGGAAGCGCAAGTCGCCCGCATCCCTGAGCGCCGTGCGTGCAACAGCTGCAAGTCCTTGTTCTTGAATGGCGCTGGACAGCCTGTCATCTGGAAGGTGTCCGAACTGGTTGCCAATGGCACCAATGTAGGAAGGGCCCGTGCAGCATGGCGGGCCACTCTTTTCCCTGTGCATCCGCAGTGCATGTGTGGAACCATCCGCGTTCCAGCTGGGATGCGCGTCACACCCAAGGGAAGACTTGTGCGGGATTGACCGTGTACTGCTAGGATATGTTCAAGGAGCAAGCCATGAACGACAACACCGACTTCTTCCATTGGCACAACCTGATCGAGGAGATCGGAGATCCTGTCGACATTGCCAAGGGCGATAGCAAAGGGGACATCAAGGATGCACCCTCCGCCATCCGCAAGGAGTTTGGCGATGTCCCTGTGGCTAAGGTTGTTGGTCTCGTGGCGGCTTCGGGCAAGGACTTCCAAGGCGAGGACATCGACCAGTCAGGCATTGACTGGGAGTACTTCCGCAAGTCTGGCTGGATCAACTACGAGCACCAGCAGGGGATGGAGAACGTCGTAGGCTACCCAGACCCCGATGGCATCGAAGATGCCGTGGACGCCGAAGGCAATCCTGCTACTCGGTTGACCATGTGGATCATCTTGGATAAGCGGGGCAAAGAGATCTACGACAAGATGAAGTTCCTCCAGAAGGCGGGAGGGGCTCGTCAGTTCGGGTTCTCTGTCGAAGGGCAGGCCTTGGAGCGGGATCACCTCAACCCCAAGCGCATTACCAGATGCCGCATCAAGAACGTAGCCATCACTGCGCACCCCGTGCGGGATACAGCGAGAGTCGAGCTGGTCAAGAGCCTTGCCAGTGACTTGGCAGGTCTGAGCTTGGCGGACATCGAAGTGCCTGTCGTTGACATGGCGATCGACGTGGGCAAGCCCAAGTTGGAGTACAAGACCGTAGACAAGGATCTGAAAAAGCTCATTCCCGATTCTGACATCATAGGGAAGGGTAAAAAGGTCATCTCTTACAATGATCTGTGTAGCCTTGTGCGTAAGTCGTTTCCGCATATCGGAGAGTCCGATGTGCGCAAGGTCGCGGAGCGCCTGGTGAAAGTTGCCAAGCTCCGAGATAAATCCGCCTATTGACATCGTCTGAGGGCTGCCCGTAATCTGTAATTGCGCAAGCCCTTGCGTCGACACTTGGAATACAGGAGATACCATGACTGCCAAGTACACCCCGGCCCAGGAAGATGCCGCGGCCGCCGAGAAGAAGTCCAAGAAGGAGCTCATGAAGGAGCGCCTTGAGAAGGCCTGTGAAGGCTACATGAAGAAGGGCTTCTCCAAGGAGGAGGCTCTCAAGATGGCCAAGAAGGCTCTCCACAAGGAGGACCTCGCCAAGGCCGTCAAGGAGCATGTCGAAAAGGGCATGGATCCTGCGGAAGCCGTTGAGAAGGCCATGGCGGAAGTCCCTGGTGACGACGATGACGAGGACGGCGACGAGAAGCCGGAGCTCGAAAAGGGCGTCGAGTTCGAGGGCATCAAGAAGGCGTTGGAGGATGTCGCTGGCATCCTGAGCAACCCTCAGATGAACCAAGCCATCATCACCAAGGACAAGATGGACGACTTGGTCAAGAGCCTCGATGGCTCGGCCAAGAGCCAGTTCGAGGCGGTGCAGGGCGAGCTCTATCACACCCGTAAGGTGCTTCGCGAGTACGTCGACAGCACCCGCGCTCTCGGCAAGGCTGTCCAAGCCATGGGCGAGGAGCTGGTCAAGGCCCTGACGGATCTGCAGTTCGCTTCGGCGGACAGCGTCAAGAAGTCGCTGGCGGTGGAGACGGTGCCTGAGCACCTGTCGTCGCCCAAGGTGGCGGAAGCTCCTCGCGCTTCGGAGACCACGGTGGTCCCGACGCCTGCGGAGTCGGCCGGCAAGGCCCCGGTGAGCGCGGAAGACTTTATCAGCAAGGCGAACGCCTGGATTGAGAGCAACCCGCGTGACCCGATGGTCAAGTCGTTGGGCACTGCTATCGGTGAGCTCTGCTCGCCCGGCGGCGACCTGAAGGCGCAAGTCGACCAGTTCGGTAAGCTCATCGGCCTTGTGTAAGGCCCTGACCAGTAGATCAAGCTGCCGCAAGGCAGGAGGATTGTGACCATGGATGCCTCTCTGTTCAACTCTCTCGCCGGTGGCGCCGTCTCGTTGAACGAGACGCAGGTGAAGTACCTGGTCGCCGCCCTCAATGACAACCTCAAGAAGGCGCAGGACGCCACCAAGGTCGGTTACCAGACCGCCCCCGGCCCCGCGACCCCGGTCGGCTTGTCGCCGCTGCTCCCGCAGTCGATCGACCCCGTCCTCACCTCGCTTGCCATTGCGCAGGACGAGCTGATGATGTGGAAGATGCTGCCCAAGGACACCGCCACCCAGACCCTGCACGAGTACCGCCGTCGCGTCAGCCACGGTTCGCTGGTGCAGGATCACAGCGTGGGTGAAGGCAACGCGGGCAACAACAGCTCGTCGACCTACGACATGAAGAGCGTCCAGATCAAGTTCTGGTCGGTCCGTCGTGAGATCACCGACGTCGCTGCTGGCCTGACCGGCATCGCCCCGGCCAGCAACCTGCTGACCGAGCACACCAACGAGGCTGCCTTCGACCTGCTCCGCAGCGTTGAGATGGACACCCTGTTCGGTGACAACGCCCTGCTGTCGACCAAGGTTGACGGTGTCATCAAGCAGATCACCAACAACGGTGGTGTGGTTGAGGACCTCGCTGGCGCCCAGATCACTCTGGACCGCATCAGCCTGACCCTGCGCAAGTTGGCTCAGCCGACCTCGGCGCGTGGCGGCGTCCACCCGACCCACATCCTGACCACGCACGCGATCTGGAACGATCTCGAGCGTCAGGAGCGCAAGTCGGGCGCCCGCTTCGACAAGACCACCGAGGATCCGAAGTTCTACTTCGGCGCCGAGGCGATCTTCGTTCTGGGCCCCAAGGGTCGCATCCCGATCATCGCGGTGCCCTTCCTCGACGACCAGGCCATCATCGGCCTGCCGTCGGCTTCGGCGCTCAACCCGAACGCCACTGCTCCTGCGACTCCGGCTATCGCCGGTGTCGGTGCGGGCATCACGGCGGCGGGCGGCGCTGGCTCGAAGTTTGGTGCGGCTGACGCCGGCACCTACTTCTACAAGGTTGTGGCGCACAACGCTGACGGCTTCTCGGCTCCGCTCGCTTCGGGCGGCATCACGGTTGCCGCTGGCGACGTGGTCACCTTCAAGCTCGACATCCCAGGCAGCTTGAAGCCGACCTACTACCGCGTCTACCGCTCGCCCAAGAACGGCGTTGTCGGCGACTGCACCTACCTGTACTCGGTGGCCTACGCTGAGGTGGGTGGCTTTGCGCAGTTCACCGACGCCAACGCCGTCAAGGCGAACAGCGGTCGCGTCCTGTTCTGGACCAATGACAAGGACCACGTGTGCTTCTACCGGCTGCTGCCGATGGCCCGCATCCCGCTGGCCAAGATCCAGCTGACCACGCCGTTCTCGATCTTCATGTCGGGCGCGCCGGTGATCAAGCTGCCGGAGAAGTTCTACATGATGACCAACGTCGGCTTCGCCGCCGCGCTGTAACTAGCGCAGCAGTGACCCCCTGACCGACCGAAGGAGTTCCTCATGGCAACGGCCTGGTTCGCGAAAAACCCCAACCTGTTCGGCAGCAATGTCGTTCTCTGTGGCACGTTCCACGTTGGGGCAGATGGCAAACTGGATCCGCAGCCTGAGCCTGGCAGCCCCGATGAGGCCCGTTGCCAGCAGTTCTGGGAACTCTTCGGCCAGGTCGAGGTCGCCGACAACGCCGAGGGGGCTTCGGTCGCACCGGAGCAGGAGTCCGCTCCTGCTCTAGGTGCGGCCGAGGCCGCCGAGAAGGCACCAGTCGATACCCCCGTCGCTACTCCGTCGGTAGTCGGTTCCACCGGGTTGGTGGAGTCGCCGACGGTGACCAAGCGCATCAAGTCCAAGTTCGGAGGCTAAGGCTATGGATCTCAATCTGTTCACCAGCGCAGAAGTCAATGTCCTCAGCTCTTGGACTGAGCAGCTCGCCAAGGCGTTCGACTACGCCGACGGAGAGAACCCGCTCAACCAGCCCCGCACGGGCACGATGTTCAAGCTGCTTGCGGAGTACCTGACCAAGAGCGGCGCAGTGGCCCTCCCTGTCATCAACAAGACGGGCGGCTCGCTGGCGGTCAACAAGGCTCTGGCCATCACCGGCTATGACGTCACGACCGGCGCCTTCAAGGTGGATGTGGCGAGCAACACCGGCTCGATCGCTGTCGGCGTTCTGGAGGCCGCGCTGGCCGACGGTGCGCAGACCAGCCTCCGCAGCCAGTTCCAGCTGAGCACCTCGGGCCTCAACACGGCGGCTTCGACGATCGGCAATCCCGTGTACCTCAGCACCGCAGGCGGATTGACCCTGACTGCGCCGACCGCGGTCGGTGCGGTGGTTCAGGTTCTCGGCTACGTCAAGACGCTGGCTGCCAGCGGCACGCTGGTCATCCAAGTCCGGGCTCCCGCTCCGCTGAGCGCAACCTCGGCGCTTGCCGCTCTGCGCAAGACCGCGGTTACCATCCCTAACCTCAGCACGAGCTACAGCGCCGCCAAGCCGGCGGACTTCGTCAATGACAAGCCCTGCTTCGCCAGCATCAGCGGGAATATCGCGGGCAGTGGTCCGATGAACAATGCTGTGGCCGTGTCGCAGGTGGTGTGTGCGAGTGGCAATCTCAGCGTGGTCCTCACGGGCGATCCCGGTGCGGGCGGCGCAGCCATCACGGTGTTCCAAGACATCCGCTAAGTCCCGCCCTGCCTTGCAGCCGCCTGGGATTGCTGGCAGGCTGACAGCGTAGGAGACGGGCATGGCTGTCGCTAGTATCTATGACGTGTTGACCCCTGCGTGGGTACGCTCTGTGTACCTCGCAGGGGTCGACCTCACTGACGACCTTGGTGTGTCCTTTGCGGATGAGACCATCCTGATTGGTCTCCGCCAAGCCATTGCCCAGATCGAACAGCGCCTCAGCATCACTGTTGATACCATCGACGTGACCAACGAGCGGCACGACTTGTACACCGACTCCCGTTGGACGTATTGGCCATTCTATCTGCACCACTGCCCAATCCAGCGGGTTACGGATTTCCGGGCGCGGTATGGGCAGGTGCTGAACCAGCCCATTCCTGTGAGCTGGCTGACCATATCCAGCAAGGATCACGGAAGGCTCAACGTCACGCCGTCCAACGAGCAGATCCAGCAGATGCAGTCGATGCTCGGTACGCCGTTCATCTTCTGGAACAGCGGGTATGCTCCAGGCTTCTTTGTCTTCTCCTACAAGGCGGGCTTTGAGGTCTACACCAACACGGTGTCGTTCAACATCGGAGAGACCAGCAAGGCCGTCACGTTCGCGACCGACGAGAAGTTTGAGACCAGCGAGTACTACTCCGTGTTCTCCTTGGTCAACCCGAACGTCAACGACGCCTCGATCGTCCCTGTGTCTGTGCAGCGGACGCTGGATGGCATGACCATCCAACTGTCCCGTGCACCTGTCGCCCCTTTGACGATCAAGTGGTATGTGACAAATATTCCCGATAACTTGCGGCACGTTATCGGAATGATGGCCGCGATGCACCCTCTCTCGATCGCGGGCGATCTCGTGCTCGGCGCTGGTATTTCCAGCCGGAGCATCGGCATCGACGGCCTCAGCCAGTCTGCCAGCACGACCAAGTCGGGAGCGCAGGGTGGCGCGTTCGCGGCCCGCATCAAGGCCTACACCGAAGAGTCTGCAAAGACCATGGAAGCGCTCAAGGGACGGTACAAGATCCTGTCCGTCTGCGCATTCTAGGAGGAACAGCATGGCCCTGTATCCTCCACGCCAGCCCATCAAGACGTTGCCTCGTGTCGACTTCGAACCAGAGATGTTCCGCAAGTCCATCTTTCAAGTGGGTGCGCGGGTCATCTGGGAGCAGGTCCATCAGTGCCCCTGCAGCCGAAAGGTCGCAGACTTGACCTCGGACATGACGGACTTCTTGGTTCCTGAGGGATACGTGGTCACGGGGGAAGCAGCCAGTGAATGTCCCCGCTGTACGGGTGTCGGGTTCTTCCTTACGGACCCCCAAGAGATTCCCGTCATCATCCACAGCATGCGGGACACTGCACGGCGGTTTGCCAAGGCGGGCGAGTACGAAGAGGGCACCGCCAGTGTGACCTTCCTGCCCGAGCACAAGATTGCCCTCGGTCACAGGTTGACTCTGACAAAGAGCGTCCATGTGGTACGGGAAGCTCGCAGGCGCTCTTCCTCTGTCATCGAGTCGCTGCGGTTCCCGATCGCAGACCAGACTCTAGAGCTGCAGACGGGCAACCAGATTGTCCGCGTGCTCTGGGCACAGAAGGCCACCAACAACCTGTCCAACACCACCACAGATAAACTGGTGGAGGGTGTGGACTTCGCTGTCACAGTTGATGGTAGGGTTGACTGGACTTTGGGTATTGCCAACGGGCGGGCACCTGTCCTCAATGCCTACTACACCATCAGCTACGTGGCCCGTCCTCGCTACATGATCACAGACCTTGCGCACGCGGTCCGTGACACCTATGTGCAAAGCCATGCACCCTCGCCTGTATTCTCGACCATGCCCATCCAAGGGTCTGCGCGGCTCGAGTACCTCGGGCAGCCCGTGGGGCCCTGATGCGATATGACGAGATCGGCAGGATGGTCGCAGACCGGTTTGAAGCGCAGAGCCGCGCTCCGTATCGTGACCATGTCGATACTCTCAAGTCGATTATCCAAGAGACCGCAAGAGAGAAAATCCCATCTAAATGGAAGTTGCAAGCCTACTTGGATGCAATCACAGAAGATGAGGATCGTGGACGGATTGAGATCCCTGAGACTGCCAAACTGGCTCTCCGAATCGAGAACGGCAATTCCTCGCCCAAGGACATGCGCGAGTACAATTGGAAGTGGAAGCAGGGCAAGAAAGGGCGGTACGTCGACATCAAGATGGACAGGAGCATGTCCAAGACTCTCGAATATGGAGAGACTGCTTCTGTCGGCGGCGGGCCTCTGACGGACTTCCTGCGGAGCCTCAAGGTTCACGTCGATGTCAAGACACCACAAGGGATGCGCACAGTAGCACTGGGCAACCAGAGCGGGCCGTCCCGTGTGCCGCCTGGAACTGTCCGCAAGATCAACGATACACTTCACGTGACAGACCCCTTTGCAGGTGGCAAGATGATGGGCGCTTCCTACAGCGGAGGCCGCGTCGAGCGCACCGGTCTTAGGATCTGGCGGAGAATGTCAGAGACCAAAGGGCAGGGCGTGACTTGGATGCAACCTGCTTGGGAAGCAGCAAAGATCTTTGATACTGCTACGGGATCTGCAGAATGGCAGCAGCAGATGATGCAGTACAAGAAAACTGAGCTGGAGATGATCGAAGAGATCGCGTTCGCTGTGTTCTCGGAGGTTCTGTGAGTACCCAGACTGGCGCAGGCATCTTCGACTACCACACGCTCTTGGCGTTGCGCCAAGGCTGGAAGGTCTACAGCTCCAGCCAATCACAGTTCAACAAGCTGTTTCCTGGCGTCAACAACGCCACCCTGACAGCATGGTTCCAAGCCCTGACGGCCAAGGAGTTGGTGTTTGAGGAGGCCTCCCGCAGAGGACCACCGAAGCTGCCGGGCGTCGTTGTGTGGTTGGAGTCTGAGGGGCCCGACAGAGAGGCACTTGGACAGGACACCTATCTACGGGCGGCAGACAACACTTGGATCCAGCAGCTGCTTGTCCGCCAGACCATCTCGATTGAGATCCGCACTCAATCACCAGAGTTGACCCGAGCTCTGTCCGTGGTCATCCGTGCGGTGATGAACTTGGCAGTCAACGCGTTTAACAAAGCTGGCTACCCGATTGTGGACTACCTTGGGCACACTGCATTGACCTTTGAAGAGCAGATGATTGCCGAGCAAGCCGGTCTTGCTGGTATCGCACTCAGGACCCTTCGCTATCGGTCGATGGCGATGGTTGACATTCCAGAAGCCACTCCCGCCCCGGAAGGTGTTGATTGGTTCGTGTTGGCTGATGACATGAACCTTGCAGGAATTCCAGGCGGTGTGGTACCGTATGAGGAGTAGGAGGCCCGACCA